TTTGCGACCGCTCATTGTAGTCTTCCTGCGAGATAAGGCCTTGCCTGAACTGCTCATCAAGTCGCTGTTGTTCGAGCGTGAAAAAGCCTTGGGCCTTGGTCTCGTCAATTTGGTTGAGGTTGCGTATTGTCTCCAACTGCCTGCCACTGCTGTCAGCGGCATTGCGGGCGCGGGCTTCCTCGGCGGCCACGCGAAATGCCTCGATGTCTGCAAGCGCCTTTGTTTGTGCCGCCGACCGCTCCTTTTCGATTTCGGCAATCGTCTGCTTGAGTTTTTCCTGCAACAGCGCTCGCTGGGCTTCGATCTGCTGTGGCGTTCCGACCAGCGCGGATATCGCGTTGGCGGTTTCGTTTTTTGCCAACTGGATGCGGCCCTCGAACGTGCGCTTTATCAGGTCCTGTTGGAGTTTGTAGATGTTTTCCGCCGCGGCCTTTTCGTCTTTTGCCCGCTGCTCAGCCAGTTCCTTGAGCCGCTTGTCCGCTTTCTCCCTGCGCTCGATTTCGGCCTTGGCCGCATCGGTGTCAAGCGCTTTGAGTTGCTCGATGGTGAGTTTGCGCAGGTCGGTCTGAACCTTCCGGGCTTTTTCTGCCTGCTCGGCCAGCACCTCGTTTACCGCCGATGCTGCGATTTCTTCTGTACCGGTTCGGCGCAGTTGGAACGCCTCGTCAAACTTTTTGCCGGTCTCATCAAATTCCTTTTGCAGGTCCTTCAACTCTTTTTCCAGGTTTCCGATCACCGTCTGCACGTTCTTTTCAATGTCGGTACCTCCGGAGCCCAGGCGTATCTGCTCGAAAAAGCCGATGGCGTCTTGGCCTTGCGTGCGTATCTCCTGGATGCGCAATTGTTTTTCGATGATCTTGGTAGCCACCTCATCTTGCGCGGCTGCCTTTTTGCGCTCGGCTACGCTGCGGATTATCTCATCGGTGAGGCGCTTTTGCAGACTGGTAAGTTCAGACACCGACAGTTTTTCCAGGTCCATACCGCGCAAGTATTCAGGGTATGCTTCCTGCAGGGCCTTGATGGCATCGGCGCGTTCCTTGGTGCTCGACGATGCACTTTTCAGTATTTCGATGTTCTTGTTGAGTACCGATGCTTCGCGGGCAGATTCCTCCGCGATTTCCTTTTGTGCATCACTCAGGCGCTCTGATGCGCGGGTTGCCGCGTCAGTGGATTCTGTGAGTGCCTGGTAAGCCTTCACGCCGGCATACACAACGGCGATAATCGCCAGCAGTGGGAACGCCTTGGTTACCGTGTTCAAAATGCCCTGTGCCAGCGCCTGCCGGCGCGTGGCATCCGTGAGCAGTAAGTATGCAGCCGATTGTCTGATGCTCGCAACGGTTGCAAGTATGGCCTCCCGGTTGAACGCAGCAATGGCCAGCGCCAGCGCCACAAACTCGGTTTTGTTTTCGGCCAGGATTCGGGGTAGCAGCGCCAGCGCATTGATGAGCGAAGCCACGCCGCTGAGCGCTCCCGATAAGAAGTCCTGCAGATCGGTGTTCACCGTCAGGTTGATGACCGCGTTTTTTACTTTGTCCACCGACGCTGCGAAATTGTTGTTTTTCTTCTCGAACTCCTGCTGTACCGACGCTGTATCTTCCAGGGCTTCGCCGGCCTGCTGGATGCGCTGGGTAAGTATGTCGTAATTCTCACCGAGTTTGCCAAATGTCTCAATCTCGCGGGCGCCCTCTATGCCAAATTCACCAAGCAACTTTATGAACTCGGTATTCTTCTCACTGCTCTCTGCAGCGCCCTTTGTAACCAGCCCGAAGGCTGCAACGATGTCGCGCTCTACCAGTTCGCGGAACTCTGCAGCGCCTTTTCCGGCAATGGCTGCAAATTTGTCCGGGGCCTCGCCGATTTTAAACAGGGTATTCTGTACCGCCGTGGCGCCACGTTCTGCCGATACGCCAAGTTCATCCAGCGTAGCGGACAGGCCGAATATAGATGCCTTGGAGACATTCAGCGGGCCGGCCACGCCTGACAGACGGTTTACAAAGTCTGCAATAGATGGCGCCGTCGCATTGCCAGACGAACTCAGGAAGTTCAGGGCGTTACCGATCTGCAATATGTCAGTGGCCACATCTTCTGTCTTCAAACCCGGTATTACATTTCGCAGGGTTGCTACCTGCTTGGTAACCTCCTCGACGGATCCGCCGAACTCGTCCTTCAGGGCTACCGTCACCACGTCGGTCGCTTCGGTGAAGGCTTTCAAATCATTCTCTACCACACCCAACTGGCCGCCGATCTCGGCGATCTGCAACTGGTCAACCAGCGAAGTGCGCGTATTGCGAAACTTCAACTCTTCCTGGAGCCGCTGTATGGCCGGTATCGAGGCGTTGGCGGTTTTTGCTACGTCGGCCACTGCGTCGCTTGCCTGCGCGTTGGCCTGTATGAATTCGGTTACACCTACCGTCAGGCCGATTATTGGTGCAAGGCGCTGTGTAACCCCCACAAGGCCGTCGAACGCGCTGGCGTAGTTGCCCACGTTGCGCGTATAGATGCCCATGTTGGCATCAATAGATTTCAACTGCTTATCCAGTTGCCCGATCTGCTTTAGCAGGTTGTCGCCCAGCCCGGCCTTTATTTGTGCTTCTCCAAGTTGCCGGTATTCGCCGCGCAGTTGTTGCAGTTGCAGTTCAAGGTCTCGGTATGAACCGGCTGCAACTTTCGTCCGCTCAAAAGCGACCTGCTGCTTTCGGATTTCATCGTTCAACAACTTCTGCTCACCCTTCGCCGCCGCGATTTTCCGTATGATGTCAGTGTATGCGTCTGACCCCTGCTCGACACCGGCAAGTTGTTTGCGCAGGTCGGCTACGCTTTCTTTGGTCTGGTTGATCTCGTTGCGCAGCCGCTTTTGTTGCTGCTCCAACTGCGTGACATTACCCGTGCCTGTACCGGCCTGGGCAGCGGCCAACCTCCGGGATACCGACTCCAGTTCGGCGGACATGTCCTTGAGTTTCCGGGTAAGCGTGTCGAGCGCCCGCGACTTCTCGTTTATGTCCTTCAGGATTTGCCCCGATTCTTCAAGCGTGGCGTTCACCTCGCCCAAGGAAGCGATTACCTGGTCTTCGCCTTTGAGTTGCAGGCGTAGCGATATGACTCTTTCGGATCCCATTATTCAATATTTTCGGGTGCAATATCCGGCACGATGGGGTCAATGTCGGGGTCATCGTATGTCACGGCGTCCATGTCTTCCTGCCTGGCTGTCACATACTTGACAAGTTGAGCATCACACTCATCACCGATCAGGGGTTTGTATCCAGACAGTTCCAGCAATATCCACACCGATTCGTTGGCATCGTACGGCATTCGCCGCATTTCCCGGTAATTCAGTGCGGCTACTGATGGCAGCGGAATGTTTATGCGCCCACTCAATACCTGCCCCTCCTTTATGGTGCTGATGTAAGTCGGGTAGAATGTGGATACCAGCCCCCTGATATTCCGGTCTGCATCCTTCGATACCAGGTCAGGGTACGCCGGCGCAAAGTCCCAGTCTGCCAGCGCAGGACCGCCGCCGATGTCGATCCACTTATGCTGCGTGATCCACGGGGCGCGGGCGCCTTCGCTGAAATAAGTCGTTTCGGTATCGTCGTAGTGAAACGCGAAGGAAAGCGCATCCGGGAACATGATGCCGCACTTTGGATTGCCCTCATACGTCGGCATTTCTTCCCGCTTCTGTGGCTGTCCAAACGGCGTCCAGATGATGCCGGGAAGTTTGTCGCCTCGTTTGTACGAGGATGGCAATATCGTGGGCAGGTACGCATCCTCGCGCAATTCGATGTCGCTGGGCTGGCTTTGGTACAGCGTAGCGAAGTAGGGGTTTTGCGAAGTCTCCGCCTTTGCGCCCCGGTCGTACAAATCAATGTCGGTGTAGTACGGCGGTATCTTCTTGGTGTTGGCTCGTTGTAGCGCGGCCAAAGTTGCTTTTTCCATCGGGTCGTTGCTGTCCTCTTTGTATGCAAGTTTCAGCGACTCACCGAATGGCGACACGTATTCGACTTCAACCTCCTCAGCGTCTACCTCGAAAGTTTTGAGCGGCCAGTCACGCCGGTAGAAACCTTTACGAACAATCGGCGCCCCATCTTCGATCAGGGTGTAATCGAAACGCGGCTCACAGAACACGCGCTTTGTCACATCGTCAATTGCCCAGGCCAGGCAGAACATGTGCGAGATGCCGCGCAGGAAAGATTTTACCTCCTCGTCCGGCAGGCAGGATGCCACATCAATATCCGACCCTATGAACGGCTTGTTGAGCATGTACACATGGACTTTCACCGAACGGATGTTCACCTCGAATCCGCTTGGCGTGACTTCGGTCAGGCAGATAATGTGTATTTGATCTCCCGCTTCCAACAGGAACTCAGCCTCGACCAATACGCCGGGGCTGTCTATTGCCGTGGCGGTCACGGCAAACGTAGGCTCGAATATCGGTGTGGGATTACCGGGCCTTAATACAAACAAAGTCAGTTGGTCTATATCATCCTCCGAATTGATGGTTACCTTGACCTTGTAGTATCCGGGTATTTGCGCCTCGATGTAGTTGACGTAGTTCTGGTTGACGAAATTCGGCGGGCTGACCTCGAATTGAGGTTGCCCGTTCTCGAAGTACATCGTACTCGGATCATCGTCAGGCTCGTAGATGATATAGATACCGGATACAAACCCGATGGTCCAGCATGTTTGAGCGCCGAAACTGGCCTTGATGTACGCGGTCTGCCAGTCCGGGTCGTGGAGTTTCCACAGATCACCAACGCCAAACGTATGCGCATGGCGCCGGAAAAAGTAGGTGTCGAAAAATTCCGACACCACGGTGTAGCCCTGCCCCTGGAATATGGCATCAACGATCGGCTTAAATCCTACCGATGGCCGGAAGTCCTTTATATCGAACACGCCGGTTCCGCGCTCCGATCCGTACACCACCGGGCAAAACCATGCCTTGAAAATAGAAAAGTCTGTGTCGTTCCAGTTTGAAAGGATGTTGGCAAAACTCCACGCGATTTCTCCAAGGTCCAGCGACCGCAGGGAAACGCCTTCCAACTTTTCCCACAGACTCAGCCCATCGCCAAGAAGTTCGAGCAGGTGTGAGGCCGCCGCGCCGCTGCGCTTCGTGGCTTTTTTCAGGATGCCGGGGCCGGCAAATATCATAATGCCGTTGACAACCATCTTCACGCTTACCCGGGTCGATCCGCGACCCAGCACCCCTTGTGTCATCAGGGTTTGCAGTTTCGATTGGTTGCCGGGGGTATCGGGGATAACCAGCGACTTGAGCACATTGTCAACCTCGGCGCCGTCAGCGCCCACAATTTCCAGGAACTTGTCCGTGCGTTTACGGATGCTCGCGGGTATCGACTTTAACTCGTTGTAGTCGATCGTAAGGTTGTTGATGTATAGTTCTACTTGTCGCATTACACGCGTTGGCTGAATCGCTGTTTTGAATAGATCACCGTGAAGGTGAATTTCCTTTCGGTGATGTCGAATTCGTCTGTCTGGATCACAATGGGGTAGAACCGCGTCGGCGCCCCGGGCTGATCTGCCGGCTCCTTCTCGATAAAGGCCAGGGGAGACATGGCAAGTTCTTGTAGCCAAACCGCCTGCTTGTCGCTAAATCCACCTACCTCTACTTCGAAGCCTTTGTCACCGCGCACCTGCCCGCGCATCCGAACATGGCTGCGTGTGATCGGCGATGACCCGAACACAAAATCATCCGGGAGTTTCTTTTCGTATGGATCGTCGGTCAATTTCAGGTTGTCGCCAGGCTGCGATGTAACCGGGAAAAAATCCCACACACCATAGCGGTTCAGGAAGTGTATCCGGTAAGATACACAAATGGTAGGCTCCCATTGCACATAGTACCGGCGCACTTCGGTTATAGCATCGGTTGAGCCGACCGCAGCGCCGTAGACCTCATAATATGTGATGTCATTGTTTTCGAGCCCCATTTCTGTGCCACCACCGAATGGGCCTGGAAAACCAATAATGTGCTCCTCATCCCACGCCATGTTCAGGATGTTCAAGCCGCCCACGCCCAACCGAAGGATTTTGTTTTCATCGTCGGTAGGTAGTACGCGGCCCCAGGAGCGGAGAAACCCGGAGAATATGCCGGAATTCTGCCTGAACTCTACAATCCACGATATTTCTACGTCATCGCGGTTGTACATGTACAGGAATTCGTTGGAGAAAAGGTCGGTGTATCCTCGCAGTGTCTTCGAGGTAAGAAAGCGCCGACCGGTAGCCGCCCAGAAATCCTGCATTGCCGGTTCCTCCTCCTCCACACGGACGGCGTTTATGACCCGGTAGCCGAGTGTGTTTTCTGTACTGCCGGCATCGCGCTCAAGCAAACCCGCAGTGTTGGGTTTCCACGGCGTCAAATCGCACTCTATGAATGCAACCTGCGGCGATCCATATACAGCCTGAGCGCCAGATCCTGCGCCATACACAGGAAGCATGTCGCGCGGTACAAACAGTTGCTGTACCACTTCCCTAATATCAAACTTGAACGTACAGGTGTCGGTGCCGCTGGCACTGGTTACCTCGATGGCCTCATAGTACAGCGTTTCGATCACTGTGCCCTCGTTTTTCACCACGACTTCGAGGGCAGCCGGTGGCTGGCCGGTCGTGACCGTCTCCGTGACAATGAATGTCTGGGATACATACGCTGCGTACAGAAGTCCGCCGATCGGTGCATCCGATACTACGAGTGCCATGTGCTATTTGTGTTGGTGACGTTCGTTCGATTCTCATGCCCAAAACCAGAGAATCGAACGAACGTCAATTTTTGGAAAACTGAATGTATGGGCTGTATGCCCGGGCGGTTTGCTCCAACATGGCGTCAAACACATCTTCCATGTAGTCGCCCGAAATATCCGCAATCCTGTCCTGCCACTCCACATTGTACCGGTTATAGATGTAGTCTATCCACTGGGTACGCCTACCGTTGGACGTAAATCGGTAACTACCCTTTGTCGGTACCCCTTCGCGCTTCATCGTCGTGGCCATAGCAAATGCAATACCCCTCACTGTCTTGTCCAGGCCCCCGCCTATTCCCTTTAATCGTATCCATCCCATGAGCGCCTCGATAAACTTCGAAGTCTTTGCGCCACTACCCCGGCTATATGGAACGCGCTCCGGTGACAGGCCGGTATTTACAATTATTCCGTAGTCCAGGTGCGACATCTGCACCTCGATGTTATCCAGCATTGTTTTCACCTTTGCTACCACTGATGCAATCAGTTTTCCCGTTGCGCGGTGGCCTTGCGCTTCCAGTTCCTCCACGAACAGAATAGCCATATCAGAAGCAAACTCATCGTATCGCTTCAAAAAAGTTTGCCGTGCCTGCTCGATGGTCATTTGTCATACAGCCATTTTTCGACAGGCGGCACAAGAATGCCGTCATCGCCGTACACGAAGTTAAAATCCACTGGCGCCGGGCAGTAGTCCGTCTCGATGTAAATGTTGGTAATCAGGATTGCAGTGTTATCGCTGCCCTGATATATCAAATCGCCGTCCGGTTCGCTGGATCCAACGATTACATCTGTGAGCCACTCAATAACCTCCCACGTGGCCGTAGCGCCGTGCGCTTTCAGCCACTCCACATCATGCCAGCCGTCTGCGTAGGGGCCTGACAGAAATTCCACCCGGGCCCAGCGGCGAAGGGAGTTCAGGTACCTCAGCATGATCTGCCGCAAGTCCCTACCCACTTCCTCAATGGCTCGGTTCATGCTGTACTGGTCGGAATAGGATGTGCCGGGGTACGGCAACTGGTCGACCACAAATAGGTTGATTTTGTGGCGTTGCTTTTTTGCCCCTTTGGTGATGGGGTTGAAAAAGCGCATGGTATCCTC